TTTTTTAAGTTTTAAGAAAAAAATATTATACAATGATGCAAAAGTAATATAATTATATTATCTTTGTGTAACAATTCGTTAAAATTTTAAAAATAACTACCAATGACAAATCAAGAGTATCACTCAAAAACAGATTTTTTAAGCAAAAGCTTGCTTGATCAAATCCGCAAATCTCCTGCTCACTTCCAAGCATATCTTAATGCAGAGAAGCGAGATGCAACTTCAGCGATGAACTTCGGAAGCCTGGTGCATTCTGTACTATTCGAACAGGATGACTTCGCAATTATGCCGACCTGCGATCGCAGAACAAAGGAAGGTAAACTTTTGTACGAGGCATTCTTAGAAAATGCTCAAGGTAAAGAACTATTGGTTACTGAAGACCATCATGAACAAGCTTTGAAAATCGCAGCAGCAGTTCTACAGCATCCAAAAGCAGCAGCACTTCTTCAAGATGGCAAAGCAGAGATTCCGGTATTTGGACAACTCGAAGGTCTTGACTTCAAATGTAAACCCGATTTTCACAATACCAAGTTCAACGTATTGCTTGACCTTAAAACAACTACAGACAGCTCACCTTCTGAGTTTTCAAAATCTGTGTGGAACTATCGCTATCACGTTCAAGCTGCACTTTATATGGACTTGACCAAAGCAGAAAGGTTCTTCTTTATTGCAGTAGAGAAAGAATCTCCGTTCAACGTTGAGGTGTATGAACTTGACCAGGATGCAATACAGAAAGGCAGAGAAGACTACCTGGCAGATATCGCAACTTACAAAAAATGTGTCGAAACAAACAACTGGCACGGATACACAGAAGACAAGTCAATCAATATTCTTTCACTCCCTAAGTGGGCAAAGTAACAACAAATTATGGAAAAATTATATTTAGGAATTGGAGATGGAGATGTTCAAACATTTGAATTTAAAACTCCATATGATTTAATAGATTATCTTATTGAAATTCAAGATTCATTTAAAAATATTGTTTGGCTTTTTTGTTTAGAAAATGAAATTTTTATATCTGAAAGCTTTGATACTTTTTTTACTTTTATAAGAGAATATATTGGAGCAGAAAATGAAAGCGAATTAGATTTAGAATATGCTGATATTAGTGAATATTATTTACAAGAATATCAAAGTTATGAAGATGCTTATTCAGTTGCATTGGAGATGAGAGAAGGCAATAAATTACAATTTAATAAATAACTACCACAATGTCAAACATCACAAAACTACCAACATTCCAGGAACTGATCACAGATTCTGAAGACAGCCTAAAGCAAAATGCACTAACTGTACTGCTAAATCAAGACCCTCCGAAGACTTGGTTAAGCGAACATCCAATGATAAAAGGCTATAAATATTTAGCAATCGAGAAAATTGAGTACCTTTTAACACGAATTTTCACCAAATGGTGGGTAGAAGTAAAAAACGTTCAAGTAGTCGCAAACAGCGTTGTAGTCACGGTTAGGCTCTTTGTAACGAATCCAATCACAAACGAAATAATGTTCCAAGATGGCATCGGTGCAACAGCAATTCAAACCGACAAAGGAGCAGGCGCAACTGATTGGAATGCAGTAAAGACCGATGGTGTACAGAAAGCTGCACCCGCAGCTGAGACCTATGCAATAAAAGACGCAGCAGAGAAATTTGGCAAGATTTTCGGCAGAGATGTGAGCAGAAAAACAACAATGGACTATAGTCCGTTACTGAAAAAAAGCGATTTCAACGACCAAGTTTAGTGTGTTAATAGTTTGTGTTAGAGTGCCTTATATCGGGGCACTCTTTTTTTTTGCCCTGTAACAGGATTTTTTTTTGTAACGCTATCTGTTTCATATAACTTATTGATTCTCAATTCGTGTAACAATGTAACAGATGTAACGGGAAAATATATATATATATAAGAGAATTTATTATTGTGCTATATGTGTAGGTATATTAATGTTACATCCGTTACATTATTATAATTATATTATTATTAAGTAGTTAGGTGTAACAAAATTGTGTTACATACTTGTTACGCTTGTTACATTTGATTTAAGTAAAAAAAAAACATATTTTTGCAGTGCTTTTTAGCAGGTTTCAGTTTGTCCATGGGGGAAGGTTATTGGTAGTTTCCTTCCCCAATTTTAAAAATCTTCGTTTTAAGACACTTTTTTTTCTTTTTGATAGTAGAGTACCACTTTAGAAAGATAATTGAATGTAGGTACTAAAGAATTAAAAATAAGATAGGATTAGCATTAAAATAATGGAAATAAATGGCATTGTTTGAAAAAGGTCACAAATTAGCAACAGGAAGACCAAAAGGAAGCCAAAACAAAACAACAGCAGAAACAAAAGCCTTCCTTACAAGAATCTCAAACAAACTTGGTGAGAAAGTAGAGGAAGACCTGGACTTGATGGAACCCAAAGACCGGGTAAAGATTTGGCTCGAACTTCAGGAGTACTTAATACCAAAACTATCACGCACAGAGATCACTGGCGAAGATGGTGGAATGATAGAGATACAACAAACCTTAAAACTCGAAAACCTTGGCATTGATCAACTCAGAGACCTTGAACGAATTGCTGAACTTGCAGCGTATTCGCCAACTGATAGCAGCGAAGGACTTTAAGCGGTTTGTTTCTCACACCAAGCCTGACTACCAATTCTCCTGGCATCACAATCTGCTCATTGACTATCTGCAAAAGTTTGCGGAAGGTAAGATTAGGAAGTTGATGGTCTTCATGCCTCCGCAGCACGGAAAGTCTGAATTGACATCCAGGAGGCTTCCTGCTTATCTGCTTGGCATAAATCCGAAACTGAAGATTGTCGGATGCTCCTATTCTGCCGATCTAAGTCGAAGTTTTAACAGAGATGTTCAGCGCATAATGGATGATGAAGTTTATATCGATGTGTTTCCGAACTCCAGGTTAAACTCTTCCAACATCAGGACAAGTGCCAAAGGTAGTTTTTTGCGGAATGCAGATATCTTTGAAATAGTAAACAATGTTGGTTTTTATAAGTCCGTTGGGGTAGGTGGATCGCTCACCGGAACGCCAGTTGACATTGGCATCATTGATGACCCGGTAAAAGATGTTGTTGAGGCAAACAGTATGACATACCGGGCGAGGGTTTGGGATTGGTACAACGGTGTTTTTTCTACTCGCTTGCACAACAATTCCCAAGTGCTAATCACTCAGACAAGGTGGCACGAGGATGACCTATCAGGCAGAATCCTGAAGCAGAAGGATGCACACGAATGGACAGTTTTAACGCTGCCAGGTATCTTGATGTCGGCTGACAAAAGGCAAGATGATCAGAGGCAGATTGGTGAGGCTTTATGGCCCGAAAGACACAGCCTTGAAAAACTTCAAAAGTTCCAGGATAATTCTCCAAGGTTGTTCCAAGCGATGTACCAACAGGATCCTCGGCCGTTTGAAGGTGGATTGGTTTATCCTCGTTGGAATGCAATCGAAGAGGCAGAGTATAAGCAGATTAACATTGAGCCTATTTACGGATTGGACTTTGGTTACAGCACCAGTCCTGCTGCATTTGTGGAGATAAAACTCGATATGCTAAACCGAAAGATTTACATTAAGCAGCTAATCTACAAAAGAGGAATGGGTATTGATGAACTTGGCACCGAGATAAACCGAACTATCCAAACGAGCAGAGGCAAGATTATTGCGGATTCTGCCGACCCGATACTGATTGACCATCTGAGAGGCAAGCACAAGTTGAACGTACACAAGGCAGAGAAAGGTAAGGATAGTATCTCCTATGGCATTTCAGCCATTAACGAGTTCGAACTGGTTGTTACAAGCGAAAGCAAGGATATTGCCATCGAACTTTCGAACTATCGATACAAGGAGGATGCCGATGGGAATCCACTTGATGAGCCGATTAAGGAGTTTGATCACTCGCTCGATGCTATGCGCTACGCTGTTACATCTGTAATATCCAAGAAAAATAATAAATTTGTACTGATATGATAAATGCGAAAGATTTTAAAACACATCTTGACCTGATGATAATCGAGGTAGAAGAGAAGACAGAAAAATGGAGCTTACAGACAAGGCAGCTGCTCAACAACTTGGTTGCAGCTCGAAGGATATGTGAGCGGATCATTACAGACCAGTCTATCCTGGATAAGCAAGGCAAGGAATTTTTTGAGCATTCCATCCCGGCACAGAAGAAACCGATTAAAATCAGTAAACCAAAA